TAGCTACCAACAAAAGGTGCAGTGTTCGCGTACAGGTTATTCGCAGAGGATGACCCTGTACTATCAGTTCGCACCGTGTTTTCCACACGGACAAATGGTGACGACGACGTTGAGGGAGCCTTTTCACGCACAGCAGGAACAGCTGCGGACTCTTCTTCATCATTATCACTCACTTGATTTCTTCTCTCATTGCTACTACTAGCTGAGCACTGTGTTCCTAGCAATTTCTTCACCATTGCTTTCAGCGTCGCCATCTCATTGGTTAACGCTGAAACCTCTTTTGTGATGGGAGTGGATCGCTTGTAGCGAAGACCACTTGCATTTTCCCACCCAGTAATGTAGAGGTCAACATAGTTGGTTCCTGAGTTTGTGTAAGCACTCCAATAGTGCATCACACCTCCAGACCCAGCTACAGTGAACAAGCAGCTTGCAATGCCAACATTAGTTCCACCATCGACTATCGCAGTATCCAGCGTGGCCGCATTCAACTGACCGACAGTATTAGTCGCATCCGCAACCACGACATTCACAGCTCCGTCATCCCCAACTAACGCCGTAGTGGGATTAACAAAGCCATTCACACCATTGGATGCTGTCGTGCGCGCGACAATGAGGTACGTGCCGTTAGGCACAACAGTGGTAGCCATGTTGATCTCGTTCCAACTCCCTCCAGACCCCCAGGAGATGTTGAAACCATTGGTATTGTTACTATTCGCGGTGACAGTCCACGAACTTCCAGAAGTGGCTTGCATTGACACATGCTGTGTGAAATTCAGCGCACTATTCTCAAGCATTGGACGCGAGAGTTCTACATCATAATGAACCCACAATTCACCGATGTTGGTGTTGTCGACTTGTTGACCTTCCGTAGCGATTGAATACGTTCCGAGAATGTCAAGTCGAGCATCACCTGGCAAGGCTGTAATTGGGGGATTTCCACGAATGATGTACTGTAAGTTCACAGGATTCATAGTCCTGTCACACTCCACAGGATGCACAGCACCCTCATAAGGAGCACAGCTCGTGGCGAACATGGAATTCTCCATTGACCGTTTGTCAACAAACGAGTCGTCATAAGCATCGTAATCAGTTGCCTGAATAACGGTACCCATTGCACTACTCGTCGTTCCCACAGCAGCAGCTGAGGTTGGTCGATACTCGAAGACCAGTCCGTGGATGCGGTACTCTTCATAGAGACTTGCAACCTGACTTCCCCAAGGGAAGAGAACATTACTTCCAGCATTGATGACGTAACTCGTCTTACGGAACGCTACTGATGACAGCACATCTGCGACAAATTCATCGTGGCGAAAGCGGATTGTAGTCTGCTTCGCACTCCCAGCAAATGTCGGAGGCGCGTTGGTTATAAAACCAGACACACCTGTACCACCACCGAACGTGTTCAAAAACGAGTTACTCTTCACCTTATTATATGTTGAGTATGCCCCAAAGCCAAACAACTTGGTAAGCCAACCCGCCGCATTACCCAATGCGCCAGATATAGACTTCGGCACGCCAAGATCGTTGGCAACAGCAGACACGCCACTTTGAGCGGCGCGACCCACCTTGGACGATGGTGCATAATTAGCGACTCCAGAAACTGCATCGACAACGTCGTTGAGATAACCACCACTACCACGTAGACGGCGAACAGGCACACGAGTGTACTTGCCTCCTCCGGCGACGGGTTGTGTGACCACATCAGCAACTTTTGCCTTGAGCTTCTTGAGCGCCTTACGCTTCTGTTGATATCGCTTACGCGCAGCCTTTGATTTCGGCATCGTTGCACCGAGCGATAGGTTACTCAAAGGCAGGGTGGTACTCCGGACTGCCCATGATGGACCACCACCTGGTCCTCAAACTTACCGACGTACAACGCCTCGATCGCATACGACGATCTCAACAATGATTTGATCTCCCTCCACGTGACTCCCCCATAGACGACACCGTCAACAAAGTTTTCAGAATACCTACTCATCATGAAGCCGATGAACTCGGACAACTCACGACGAATGTCAACATCCCAATAACTCTCCACAAGTAGAGCACACGCACGCATCACGTGCCAACGAGGATCCTGGCACTTAGAACCATACAACAAGCTACAGCGAATTTTCTCACCGTCCACAGGGGCAGGCACCCACAAGGAGTAACGCCCATAATAGACAGATTTGTTTGAGAGAAAAGTCAACTGTGTCACCGGTTGCATGTCCCAATTACCATCGTCCTCAGTCAGCTCATAACCGAGCGAGGAAAACCACCCACGAACCACTACAGCATTGAACCACCCCACAATGTCATCAGACACAGTGAAAGTGAGATCATCACCATAGAGAGCTGCCTCGACGCTGTTTTCGAACAACGTCTGTATCTCTAACCCACTCATCTTAGGAAACTGTTGGCGAGCTGCATTCGCAAACGAATATGCAAGCATAATCAACAATGACAACGAATTGTCGATGGTAGTTTGGTTCGACCCCGAATTATTCCCAGTTTCTTTTTGAACTATATCACCATTAGCCAAAATGATACAGCCATGCACTACTTGATAAGCTAATGCAAGAATAACCTTCATAATACCAGGATTCATAGGATTTAAACAAGCAATCTTCACAGCATTTATAGCTT